GTTTTTGCAAGATCCACCAGACTATCAAAGTTTGTCTGTGCTATTTCTTGACCTGTCGTTGCAACACGCTCATTGACAATACTATCTTGCAAATTACTTTTTGCTTTTTCGTAATATCCTCTGAATGTTTCCATTGATTTGAAAGTACTGTTGCAAATACCCCATAGATAGATATTCATATACTTGGTATCAATACCAGATGTTTGATCCACCTGTGCTTGGTAAATACTATACCAATCAACCCCTGTCATAGCATTGATTGCATCTATTTCAGTGGCATTAGTTTCGATACGTGGAACATAATTAGTCATATACAACCTCCAATTCTAATTGTGTTTTTTCATCTAAGTCTGCAAGATCCTCTTTGCCCATATATTGGTTAATACTTGCTAGAGTATTTTCCTCTAGAGCTGCCTCATCAAACTTTTTCTGAGCTTTTAAATCCCTAATTCTCTGAACTTGTTTGACGTATTCTTCTTCAAATGGGTTAAACATTTTTATCCTCACTTTCTTCAATCGCTTTAGCGAGATCCTCTATCGCCTGATAGTAACCATCTATGTAAAGCCAATCTGGTCCATCACCACCCCCTGATTCCTCAAGTTGTTTTTTCTTAGTAATACCGATCCATTTGAGTTTCTGGAGCAGTATGAAGCCAGTACGTAAATCTAGATGTTTCATTGTATATATCTCCTTTCTAGATTTCTAAAGATATACAAAATCTCTACGGCGTGTTGGCGAGAAGCACGAGCCTATCTCGATGTTGCACCTCGTGTGCGACATCTAGACGAACTGCGAAGAATCAGCGCCTCGAAGCGCCTGAGCAGTTTGCACAAAGTATTTTGTTATCCTTTGAAAGCTAGAGAGAGAGATACACATACCGAACAGACTCGATTGTCTTGGCATCTGCGTAGCAGATCTAAACAAGTGGATCGCTGTGAGTATGTGCCAGTCCAAGAATACCATGTATTCAGCGGCTGCGAGGATGGGTCTATCCCATCACGAGTAGACGATACAAATGTTTACAATTTAGTTCTTGACAGCCAATATAAGCACAAGGTATCTATCGTTATGGCTAAGACAATGAAAGGTCAAGACGGTTTGACACATAAGCAGAGGTTATTGGTCGATACCCTCGTAACGTCTGGTTGCACCATAACCGAAGCAGCGAAAAAGGCAGGATATTCAAACAAAGAAAGTGGTAGAGTAATAGCGTCAAGGACGTTACGAATCCCTAAGGTCCAAGAGTACTACCGACAACAGGTAGCTGAACTAGGACTACTTGGTTCAATCCCAGCAGTTAAGACTTTGGTTAGGCTTTCCACTGAAGCCAAGAGTGATTACGTGAAGCTCGAAGCCAGTAAAGATATCCTTGATCGGTCTGGATTCAAAGCTCCTCAGACTCCTAATATAGCTGCTGCAAATTTGTCTATAAAGATCGACATAGACTAAGTAGGGCATGGGGGTTAGAAAAGCAGGGCGACAGCAAGATAAAACCACCTCTACACACAACATAGTCGAAAAAGGTACGTGTTACAATCAGTTACAGATATTAAGGTGGACACACAAGGAACACATCAAGTACTGTCGTTGCCGAGAGTGTAATGAGTTCGCTCCGTTCCATATCAAAAACGATAGAGGTAGTTATTACTTTCTCTGTTTTGAACATTACAAACAGCGTTGAAAATATATTTTTTTTTAGTAAGGTACGTTTATGTCTAAGAGTTTATTAAAACGTGTAGGTGTGTCTGGTTATAATAAACCAAAGAGAACACCTGGTCATAAGACTAAATCTCACGTGGTAGTAGCCAAAGAAGGATCTAAAGTTAAGACTATACGGTATGGTCAGCAAGGTGTATCTGGAGCAGGAAAGAATCCTAAGTCTGCTAAAGACAAAGCAAGAAGAAAATCATTTAAGGCTAGACACGCAAAAAATATAGCGAAAGGAAAGATGTCAGCTGCGTTCTGGGCTAATAAATCAAAATGGTAAGTAAGGTAAACGAAGCAGGTAATTATACCAAGCCTGGAATGAGAAAGAGTTTATTTCAGCGAATTAAAGCTGGAGGTAAAGGAGGAAAGCCTGGACAGTGGTCTGCTAGAAAGGCTCAGATGTTAGCTAAACAATATAAAGCAAAGGGTGGTGGCTATAGATGAAGAAGCCACAACAAAGTTTGAAGGCATGGACTAAACAGAAATGGAGAACCAAATCTGGAAAGCCATCTGGAAAAACTGGTGAACGCTACTTGCCAGAAGCTGCGATCAAGTCATTGACTGCTAGTGAATATGCAGCTACAACTAGAGCGAAAAGAAAAGGCAGTAAGAGTGGGAAACAATTTGTCAAACAACCTAAGTCTATTGCTGCTAAAACAAAACCGTTTAGGAGGGTTTCATAATGCCTAATGTAGGAAAGAAAAAATATCCATATACCAAAGCTGGAATGGCAGCTGCGAAGAAAGACGCAAAAAAGTCTGGAAAGAAAATGACCATGAAGAAAGGTTATGGTAAGTAATGGATTGGTTAAAAACTCAATGGAATAAACTCAACAAGAACGCAAAGATATTTATTTGTTGTGCTGTTGTATTAATTATTGCAGGGTATCTATTTAATTAAACATGAGGTACGCAGAGGAGCTATCTTACGAGGATCGTCAAAGACTTCGTAAGATAGTGAAGAAGGAACATTTTAAACACTATCCTAAAGATCTAAGATTCTCGGACCATGAAGCCGATAAATTTATAGAATCTCTCTTACCAGAAACTATCTACAAGTTAATCAAAAGATCTGTAGATAATGGTATTGCTTGACAGAATTAAATTACAAAGCTCCAGGTACAATCGTTAAAACCTTTATGAAGGATGATTCCTTTTTTAGAGGATTACGTGGTCCAGTAGGATCAGGGAAGTCTGTATCTTGTTGTATTGAAATATTTAGACGTGCATTAGCACAAGAGCCTAGTCCAGATGGTAAACGTAAATCTAGATGGGCAGTGATAAGAAATACAAACCCACAGTTAAAGACTACTACTATCAAGACGTGGTTAGATTGGTTTCCAGAAAGTTCATTTGGAAACTTTACATACTCAGTTCCTTATACCCATAACATTCATGTAGGTGATGTAGAACTAGAAGTTATCTTTCTAGCACTAGACAGACCAGAGGATGTAAAGAAACTCTTGTCTTTAGAACTCACTGGTGTATGGGTAAATGAAGCAAGAGAGATTCCCAAATCTATTGTAGATGCCTGTACTATGCGTGTTGGCAGATTCCCTTCTATGAAAGATGGTGGACCTACTTGGTATGGTGTTATCGCTGATACCAACGCACCTGATGAAGATCATTGGTGGTCCATTATGTCTGGTGAAGTTCCTATCCCAGATCATATGAGCCAAGAAGAATCTGTAATGTTAGTGAAACCAGACAACTGGAAATTTTTTGTACAGCCTCCAGGTATGATTGAGAAAAAAGAAAACGATAAGATTAAAGGTTATAAACTTAACAATGATGCAGAAAATATTAAAAATGTTACACCAGATTACTATCCAAATATCATACGAGGAAAGTCTAAATCTTGGATTGATGTTTACGTTTTAAATAAACTAGGAACAATAGAAGATGGTAAGTTAGTGTATCCATCATTTAGAGAAGATGTACACTTAGCAGATGAAGAAGTACCTTTTGCACCTGTAACTGTTTATATTGGATTAGACTTTGGACTAACACCTTCTGCTGTATTTGGTCAGAAGCTACCAGATGGTAGATGGTTAATCCTGCATGAACTAGTTTGTTTTGATATAGGTACAGTTAAGTTTAGTGAACTACTAAAGCATGAGATTATTAAACACTGTGCAGATAAAGATTTAAAAATATTTGGAGATCCTGCTGGTGATTTTAGAGCGCAGACAGATGAAACAACTCCCTTTCAGATACTTAGACAACAAGGCATCCAAGCATTTCCTGCACCTTCGAATGATGTAGGACTTAGAATAGAATCTGTAGAAACTGCATTGAATAGAATGGTAGATGGTAAGCCTGGATTTTTATTGAATAGATCTTGTAAATCTTTACGTAAAGGATTCTTAGGAGGATATCATTATAGAAGAATACAAACTTCTGGAGAAAGATATGAAGATAAACCTAATAAGAATAAGTTTTCACACGTACATGATGCACTACAATATTTAATGCTAGGTGCTGGAGAAGGTAGATCATTAACTGTAGGTCCAGCTAAACCACAAGTATCTAATGCTTACAAAAACTGGAATATATTTGATCGTGGATCAATGAACAGGAGGAAGAAGTGGGATATTTTCCGAAGGAATGGTTAATATATTTTTATGATCCACCTCATGAGGAGTGGTATCATATATTCAGAAGAAAGAACATGGCTCATTGTGGTATGTTAGGATTTGATGTGAAACAACAGAAATGGATAGCAATAGAGCATATTCATAAAAGATTAGATATTAAAATACTTGATGGTGAAGATGTAGCTAAAGTATTTGATTTTGTTAAAGCTATGAATGGTAAGTTTATAAAAGCTAAATTATTCAGGCAAAAGTTTAGATTATTTCAAGCTGCCTGGCTAAGAGAACATTCTTGTGTTACTACTATAATGAGAGTACTAGGAATAAATAAGTTGATTATTACCCCTTATCAGTTATATAAATATTTAAAGAAACAAGGTTGTGAACAATGGGATTTTTAAAACCACCAAAATACGAAAAATCAGCTAGTGAAAAAGCTCTTGAAAAGCAAATGGAAGAAGAAAGAAAAGCAGCTGAAGAAGAAAAGAAAAGATTAGAAGCAGAAGAAGAACGCAGAAAAAAAAGATTTGCTGCTGGTAAATTAGGATCTAGATCTTTATTTGCTAGAGCTGGTGGTCGTGGATTTTATACTGAAAGTGAAAAAACATAATGGGATCTAGTACATCTACATCAAAAAGTAGTGGTGGAGGAATGGGTCCAGGTCAATCAATGGCTATGGCAGGTAATACTGGATTAGCTTCTGCTACAGAAAAACAAATTAGTAAAATTACAGGAATAACTGGTAAATCATTTAAGGTTACTGGTCAAAATATTGGTGAAGTAGGTTCTAAATATCGTAGACCAGCTGATGTAGAAAAATATGCAAAAGAGGCTGGAACACTTTTAGAAGGAGCAAAAAAAGGTGCTAAAAAATTTGTTGGTCCTGATGGAGTAGAGAGAGTTAGTTTTGTTGGAACTGGAATGAAAGATGAACAAGGTAGAACTATACTTTCAAAACAAGTACCTCAATTAACTGCAAAAGCACCAACACTTAGACAAGCAGGTGGAGATATTGCTAGAGGATTAATGGGTTACAATACATTAAAGTACGTAGAAGGTTCAGATAAACCTACTATGGTTAGAGAAAAAGGTTTGCTTCCTTCTTTGTTTGATGCTGCTGTTAAAGGAAGATTTAGTCCTATAGGAGCTGCCTTAACTATTGGAAGTAATTTTTTTTCATATGGATCTGGATCTAAAGATAATCAAACACAAACTCAAACAACAATGCCAACGGAAAGTGATATAAGAGAAAACGAAAGAAAATTAAAAATAGAAAAAAGATTAGCTGCTTTAGGAAGCACACAAACAGATAACACTAGACCATTCCTTACTGTTAAAAGGCAAGGGTTTGGTGGAACAATGAGTTAATGTATAGTTATAATTATAGATCAGCACCTAATGAAGGAGTAATGAACCCTAAATCATTTCTGAAAAAGTTTAGTCATGCAGAACAGTTAAAGACACATTGGATTCCAAAATTTGAAGAAGCCTATGAATATACAATGCCAGGCAGAGAAGCATTTTATGATGAAGCTCCTGGAGAAAAAAGAACAGATAGAATCTTTGATGAAACAGCTGTCGTAGGTATTCAAGAGTTTGCATCCAGACTTCAAGCAGGTATTACACCTACGTTTGGTAGATGGATCAACTTAAAAGCAGGTTTAGAAATACCAGCACAATTAGCACCACAGGTAGATGAACAGTTAGATGAAATAACTAATTATATATTTGAGGTACTTCATGCTTCTAACTTTAACCAAGAAGTACATGAATCATTTATGGATTTAGCTATTGGTACTGGTGTGATGTTAGTAAATGAAGGACCATCTACTAATCCAATTATATTTAATTCTATTCCATTACCACACGTATACTTGAATGGTGGACCAGATAACAAGATTGATTGTGTATATAGAAAACGTCAAATTAGATTAGGTGATATTAAAATATTATATCCAGATGCAAATGTACAATCATTAGAAGATAAAATAACAAATGATGCAGATGCTAAATGTACTGTTATTGAAGGTACAATGAGAAACTACAAAGATCCAAATAAAGAAGTTTATGATTATGTAGTATGTGTCAAAGACTTTGAACAAATAATATTTGAAGATCAGTTTGAAGGACAAGGTTCTAATCCATTTATTACATTTAGATGGAACAAAGCTAGTGGGGAAGTATATGGTCGTGGTCCAGTGTTTAATGCTATGTCAGCTATTAAGACTACTAATCTAACTATTGAATTAATTTTAGAAAACGCACAGATGAATATATCTGGTATTTATCAGTTAGAAGATGATGGAGTTATTAATGCAGATAATATTCAATTAGTGCCTGGAACAATTATACCAGTAGCTCCAGGATCTAGAGGACTACAACCTATTAATGGAGCAGGTAGATTTGATGTAGCTCAATTAGTATTAGACGATATGAGGCAAAATATTCGTAAAGCATTATACATGGAAACACTTGGTCCAACTAAGGGTACGCCTATGTCAGCTACAGAAGTAGCAGAAAGAATGGCAGATCTATCTAGACAAATAGGTTCCTCTTTTGGAAGATTACAATCTGAGTTTATTATGCCTTTAATTAGACGAGTTATTTACATTTTAAAGAAGCAAGGTAGAATAGAACTACCTTCATTGAACAATAAAGAGATTAAAATTATTCCAGAATCACCATTATCTAGAGCGCAGAACGAGCAAGATATAGCTGATATAAATAGATTTAATGCAACACTAGGTCAAACATTTGGACCACAAGTATTAAATCTTATTGTAAAACAAGAAGAAGTAGCTAGATACCTAGCAGAAAAAATGAATTTACCTGAGAAGTTAATTAGAGATGCAGCTGAACAACAACAAGTAGTACAACAGATGCAACAGGTAATGCAACAACAACAAGGAGGAATGAATGAGTTGGGAGCAGCTCCAGAACAAGCCTAAAGGAAGTCATCTATCTATTGATGGATTTTATCGTACAGAAGCAAGAGAAAGAGAATTAAATTCAGATATGGCAGCAGTATTTAGCACTGTTATAGGAGAAAAAGTTTTGGATTATTTAAGATCCATTACAGTAGATGCAGTTGCAGGTAAAGACGTAAGCAACGAACATCTAAGACATCTTGAAGGAATGAGATATTTATATTTCATTATCAAGAAAAGAATTGAATCTGATAAGGAGGTCTAATGTCAGAAGAACAAGTACAAGAAACAACACAAGAGGTATCTCAAGAAAACACTACTGAAGTTCAGATACCTGAGTATATTCCAGAAAAGTTTTGGGATATAGATAGAAATGAAATTAAAGTTGAAGAACTGGGTGCATCATACAAAGCACTGGAGCAAAAACTTGGGATGCGAACTGAAGATCTTACGAAACAATTACGTGAAGATCTGGAATCAGAAAGAAAATCTAGCGTTCCTGAATCTTATGAAGTAAGGCTACCAGAAGTACCAGAAGATGTTGAAATTACAGTTGATCCAGAACAAGAACTTGTTAAGTCTTGGCAACAAATTTGTAAAGATAATGGATTATCACAGGAAGTATTCGACCAGGGAGTGGCGGCTTTTGTTAATAATGAAATTGCTGGTCTACCGAATTTGCAAGAAGAAATGTCAAAGTTGGGGGATAACGCAAAAGAACGCATTGAAGCTGCTGATCTTTGGAGTAAGAAGTATTTATCTACTGATGCCTATAATGCTATTGCCAATATGGCTGCTACTGCTGAAGGGGTTAAAGCTCTAGAAGAAATTATGAGCTTGTCTAGAAACAAGCCATTACCTAATACCAATACTGTTGTAGATGTAGAACTAGATGAAAGAGATTTACAATCTATGATGCAAGATCCAAGGTATTGGAAAGAAGGATCAAAAGATCCATCATACATTAGAAAAGTAACAGACTTATATCAAAAGAAATATGGCTAAGAAGTTTCCATATAAGAAATATGTACTTATATGGGAAGATCCTACTGGGGATAGTGCATGGATGTCTGATAAAGATATGGAACACCTATCTCCAGCTATTATTACTACAGAAGCATACATCTATTCAAAGAATAAGAAGTATATCAAGACATTTGCAAGTTATATAAGAGAGAGCGATGGATCATACACATACGCTGATGTCAATGTTTTTCCTGCATCTTGTCTTGTAAAGATGACGAAAATATAATATATCTCAACTAACAAGCCGATTTAAACTGGACTTTGCCCAGTAATGGATAACTTAGGAATGTTTATGACGACAACTTGGATTTAATAATGAAAGGTAAAACACAATGACAGCAACAATAGATCAAGCATTTGTGAAACAGTTTGAAGCTGAAGTTCACATGGCTTATCAACGTATGGGTTCAAAATTGAAGCCCATGGTACGTAATGTCAATGGTGTAAAAGGAAATACTGTTCAGTTCCAAAAAGTAGCGAAAGGTTCTGCTTCAACTAAAGCAAGACACGCTGAGGTTGTCGCTATGAACTCTGTTCACTCAAATGTAACTGCAACACTATCAGACTTTTATGCTGCTGATTACGTAGACAAATTAGACGAACTAAAAGTAAACATTGATGAAAGAAACATTGTAGCACAAAACGCTGCATATGCTCTAGGTCGTAAGACTGATGAAATCATCACTGATACTTTTGATGCAGGTGCAACTACTTTAGCTAACAACTCTGCTGGTACTACTACTGGTATGAACTTAGACAAAGCTCAGAATGTTTTTGAAATCTTTGGTAACAATGATGTTCCAGATGATGGACAAAGATACTGGGTAGTCGGTCCAAAACAGTGGTCAGACCTTTTAGATATAGATCAGTTCTCAAGAGCTGAATATATCGGTGAAGCAGATCTACCTTACAAAGGTGGTATGACAGCTAAAAGATGGTTGTCTTTTATGTGGATGGGCTTTAGTGGTCTACCAACATCTGGTTCAACAGATAGACACACAATGGCTTTCCATAAATCATCTCTAGGTATGGGCGTAGGTTCAGACGTAAGAACTGAAGTAAACTATATCCCTGAGAAAGTAGCACACCTTACAACTTCATATATGTCAATGGGAGCAGTCCTAATTGATGGTGATGGTGTAAGAATCCAGAAGTGTGCAGAGTAGGAGTAAATAATGGCATACGCAACTTCAAATCCAATTAAGAAGATCTCTCAAATGGGAGATAGCAATTCCTTATGGTACTACTCTGATGGAGATGCTATAGGAACTATTGATGATGCAGATTACTTTTTATCAGCAACAGGCGATCTGAACGCTGGTGATGTAATCATTGTAAACAGTGGTGGATCAAATGGTGTAGTAGATATCTTAATCGTATCAGCTGCAACATCCTCTACAGTAACAACTGCATTACTCGCATAATAATATTGGGGGGATTTATTCCCCCCTTTAACTATGGCAGATACTAAAGTAGACATTTGTGCAAGAGCCTTAATTCTTATAGGCGCACAACCTATATCTTCTTTTGATGATGGATCAACAGAAGCATTAGTAGCTTCCAATATTTATGAAAACATTACTCAGTCTATGTTATGTAGGCATAGATGGAAGTTTGCAACAGAACAACAACAACTTTCTTTATTAACTGCAACACCTACAGGTAGATATGAATATGCTTATCAGCTACCTACATCACCAGATTTATTACAATTAAATACAATTACAGTCGCTGATGTACCTATTGAATATGCTAGGTATGGAGATAAAGTATTTGTCAATGGGTATGATTCACAGTCAGCTTTAATTGCTGATTATGTATTTAGACAAGAAGAATCAGAGTTTCCTGCTTATTTCAAAGATGCACTTGAATTAAAATTAGCTTCTAGATTTGCTGGATCAGTAGCTAGAGATGCAGCTATGATTAAACAATTTAGTGATGAAGCAGAAAGACAAATACTTATTGCTAAAAATACAGACAGCCAAGAAGTAACAAACAAAAGACTTAGCACAAAGAGATTTATTAAAAACAGATTAACTACTAGGGGATACTAATGGCTAACACCCTAAGAACCGTTTACACTAACTTTGCAAGTGGAGAACTAAATCCATTATTAGTTACTAGAACAGATGCTAACGCATACTTTAGTGGTGCTAAAACACTGCGTAACTGGTACTTACTAGATGAAGGTGGAATTATGCGTAGACCTGGAACTACATACAAAGCAACGTTGCCAGGGGAATCTAGAGTTATACCCTTTATATTTTCTAATGATGAACTAGCAGTATTTGTATTATCTAATAATAGATTAGATGTATATGGATCTGATGGTGCATCTATTCAAACAAACATTACTAGTAATTGTAACTGGACTACAGCTCAGTTATTTGAATTAAATTTTGCACAGTTTGGAGATACGGTATTTCTTACACATAGAAATAATCCTATAAGAGAAATTAAAAGAACTAGTGCTACTACATTTACTGTATCTGCATTTGAGTTCGAAGAAGATACAAGTGTAACTATAGGTGGTGTAGATAAAACAACACAACCATTTTATAAATATGCAGCTGCTAGTTTAACAATTACATTATCTTCTCATGCTACTGGTACAGGTAGAACACTAACAGCAAGTGCAGATTTTTTTACAACTAATCATATAAACACCTATTTAAAAATAAATGGTAAGCAAGTTTTTATTACAGCTAGAACTAATGCTACTGAAGCAACTGCAACTGTGTTAGAAGATGTTGATACTACTGGACCTCATGCAGATTTTGAAGAACAATTAATATCTGCTGAAAGAGGATATCCTCAAGCAGTTACATTTCATGATAACAGATTATATTTTGCTGGAGTTAGAGATGCTCCTGCTGCTGTAGTAGGATCACAAGTAGGTGGGTATTTTAATTTTGAAGTAGGCACAGGATTAGCTGATGAAGCAATTAATGTATTTGTATCTGGTGATAGAGTAAACGAGATTAGACATTTAGTATCTTCTAGAAACTTACAAGTATTAACAGACGGTGGTGAATACTTTGTTCCTACATCTACAGATACTTCAGCTGTTACACCAGCTAACATTACATTTCTTAGACAAACACCATATGGTTGTAGTAGAGCAAAGCCCATTATATTTGATGGTGCAACATTGTATGCACAGAAGAATGGTAAAGCTGTTAGAGAGTATTTATTTAGTGATGTAGAAAATGCTTATGCTTCTACTTCTATATCTATACTAGCATCTCATTTGGTTAATGATCCAGTAGATATGGCTATGATAACTGGTACAACAACTAGACCAGAACAGTTTGCTTTCTTTACAAATGATGATGGAACACTAGCGTTGTTTCATAGTGTACGTGCAGAGAAGATAGCTGGTTGGACATTATGGAGTACTAAAAGTGGAGATGAGTTTACTAGTATCACAGCAGTCAATGAAAATTTATTTTGTGTTGTTAAAAGAGATTTAGAAGGAGGAACTGTGTATACACTTGAAAAGTTTGCTGAACAGGATGATCTTACATTAGATTGTTCTGCAACAACTACAGTGAATCAACAAGGAACTCCATTGGTTAATGGTGCTAGTCAAACAGGATCTAGTTTAAATGTAGATGGATATACATCTGCACCGAATACTGGTGATGTTATTACTATTGCTGGAGTTACTGGTAGTTATGAAATACAAACAGTTACAGCGACAGCTAGTGGCTATACTGTTGTATTAGATTCTAGTTTAGCTTCTTCACCTGCTGATAATGCTGTAATTACTATTACTTCAGGTCGTGTCCATAACAGTCCAGCTCATTTAACAGAAGAAACTGTTAATGCTGTTGATGGTACATTTTCATTAGGATCATTTACAACATCAGCTAGTGATACAATTACATTTGATGTAGCTCATAGTGCTGGTGTAGTAGTAGGATTTAATTATGAACCTAGTCTAGAAACTATGCCTATTGATAGAGAAGTACAAAATGGTCCATTAACAGGTCAGATAAAACGTATATCTAGAGCAGTTATAGATTTATCAGATTCTTTAAATGTAGCTTTACAAGCAGCGGACAGTACTGCTAAAAGTTTAGTTATAAGAGATGTATCATTTGATGTAGCAGCTCCAGTAGCTAAAGTAACAGGAAAGAAAGAGTTTTTCTTTTTAGGTTATGATAGAGAGCCTACATTAAAGATAACACAAACAGCACCCTTGCCTTTAAAAGTTTTGGGTGTAGCATTAGAGGTAGTATTTTAAAATGGGAGCAGATCCAGCAACATTATTTTTAATTAGCGCAGGTATTTCTGCGACAGGTTCTTTTGTTCAAATGAAACAACAAAGAGAAGCTGCACGTGAAATGACTAGACGTTATGAACAAGAAAAAAGAATAGCTTATATTGAAGGTTTACAAGCAGAAAACTCTAGAACTAATGATATGAATATGGTTCTTGCTAATAATAGAGCAGTTAGAGGTGCATCTGGTGTAGGAGATAGTCCAAGTTTTGATGCAATACAACAAGACATTATTGATGTTACAAACAAAGATTTAGCAAGTATTAGGTTAAATTCTAATAAAGTTAATTCAAGTTATGATAGGGCAATATTTAATACAAAATCTCAAGCATACTATTCTGATATTGCATCTGTTATTAATGCAGGATCTACCATAGTTAATGGATGGAATTATTATAATTATTACAAGAGTACAAAAGTATAATGGCTACAGAAATTAAAAGAACTAGAAGAATGAATACAGTATCACCATCTGCTACTGCATCAAGAATGGGTGTTGTAGATGTATACACACCTAATTTATCTCAAACTTTTAATGTAGTAGCTGATACAATGAATACATTAGCAGAGAATCAAATAAAAATATTAGATGCTAAATGGCAAAACAATTTTGAAACAGAAACAACAAAGTATTTAAACAATAAATTAAATACTATTTTACAATCAGGAGAAAAACCTGACTTAGAAAAATTTCAAGAAGAAGCTGATGGATATATAAATGGAGTATTAGCTAATGTACCAGAAAGATTAAGTATTGGTGCAGAATCATATTTTAATCAAAAGAATTTAAATGCGTTTGAACAGTTAAGAAAACAAGCAAACATTATAGAGTATAATGAGTTAGTAGCATCTTATGATACACATATAGCAAGTGAAATAGAAAATATAGATACAAAAATAGCAGCTTTAACTACTACATCACAATCACCTCAAGATTTTTTAAATGGTTTAGATCAACTTTTTGCAACAGAAGTTACACAGTTTTTAGGAAAACATTCTACTAATTACGATAGTCTTGTGCCAGGTAGTCAAGGTAAATTAAATGATGTAACAAAAAAGAAAGCAGAAGAAGCATTACTTTTAACGGTAGAATCTAAAAGAGTTAATGCAATAGTAAAAAGTTTTTATCAAAACATTGATGTAATGAATAAAGCTGAAGTAGATGCAGCAGATCAACAAGCTCAAATCTTTTTAAGAAATTATGCTTTAAATGAAGGTGGAGTAAGAGGAGTAAACTATGATGTATTTAAAGATGAAACTGGTCAAAGTATCGGACAAGATAGTGTTGATTCTATAGTTGCAGGTGGTATTGCAGAATTTAATAGAATTAAGTCATTGAATGATTTTGGTTTGAAAGAAGTAACCAGAAAAAAAATGACAGAAGATTCTATTGCTTTATCTGAAATAGATAAACAAATTTCAAACATAACATCACCAGTTTTAAATCAAATGAATTTGTTTACAGACTTAGTAAATGGACAAGAAGTTCCAGTAGGCCCAGAAGTATTTAGAGAATTTTTAGAAAGCAAAGGTATTGTAGCCAACACAAGTGATGTTACAAACTTGTATAATAAAAACTTAGCAGCATTTAATATAAGAAATAATATAAATCTAGCGAATGAAGATTTTAGTTTAACAGAAGTATTAGCTTCACAAGAGAATCAAGGATATCTAGATACATTAGAACTTTCTACAGAGGATGTAGTGAAAAGCACACTAACAAATATATCTACGTATTATGGTATAGAAGATACATTAGAAGGATATTTAAGTTTAGGTGAAGGAGATGAAGGAGTAGCTAATGTATTGTATTCATTTATGAGAGATAATCAGGTACTTAGCTTTGGAGCAGAACAATTATTTTCACAAATAGGTACAACTAGAATGATAGATCTACTAGATAAAGGTGATAAAGAAAGTATTGATAAATGGTTTGATGAAGTATTACCACAGTGGGCATCCTTAACAAATAATGGTGGAATTAAATTTGATAATATTAATAAAGAAACTAATGAGATGTTTACATTTTTTGATGGTTTAAAACAATATTATCAACCTATGGACATAGCTGATAAATGGAAAACAGTAATAGAAAACAGAGCTAAAACTGATGCAGCTGAACTAATACCAGAAAGTGGTTCATTTAAATCTTGGTTTAAAGAATTTGAAAGTAATGAAAATAGAAGTGTAACAACAGATTATATTGAAGCGTTTAGAGAAGCACGTAATAAAAACAAAATATGGAATGAAAGTTTTTATGGTTTTGATAGTGATCCTTTGATGACTATGATTGAAACAGAACAAATGATTCAAGAAAAGTTTAATCCAGATTACATTACACAATTAGATACTAAAATTGAGATGGAAGCCTTAAGACTTACTAAGATAGATACACAAGGAATAGACGATGCAAACATTATAGAAAATGTATTTAATCAAAATGTATTTAAAGTAATGGAAAATTTAATCAAAGAAGAAGATTATGGTGTTACTTTATTTGCACCTAATAGTGGAGATAAATTTGCATTTCATAAAGATGCTATGGAAAAGGTCCATGGCTTATCTAATGATGATGCGTTGAATTATGTATCTGCATTTGTAAATACATATATGAAACAAAACTATGATACAGATCCAGATTTAAGAAACGCATTTAAAGATTTTAATGATGTTGAAAGACGACCAACATTTGAAGAAATATATAAAATGGCAGAAAGTGGTGTATTTGAATTAGAAAGAATAGAAGGAACAAAAGATTATACAGTTAAATTAAACTTAGATTATGCACGTAATTTTGATATTTCACCTTATCCATTTGCAGACGATACGATTGAAATAAAAGTAGATGGTAAAGACTTTAATCCAAATATGTACTATAGAAAATTTGATACATTTTTAAATGATGAAACAAACAAGTATCTAGATGAAAATGGAATAGATGGTATAGCTAGGGGATTAATTAAAAAGTTTGTAATGAGTATTAGACAGATGGATGCTCCATTTGACTCAACAGAATTTAGAGCAATAGATCAAAGATTCCAAGATGACATTATAGAATTTTATGAAAGAGTATCTAATGATGAAGCGTTTAGTTATGCAAGTAATATAACAAATAATTTTTTAATTGCTGGTGATGAAAAACCAGAAGATTTCTTAATAAGAACAGCAGGTAAAATACACAATTCAATTTATGAAGGTGATAGTTCAAGTAAAGTTACTGATTCTTATGAAGATAATACAAAGATTATATTAGATACTTTTGAAGAAAGATTTAAAACAAGACCTGGTCAAGTAGCATACTTATTAGATATTTATACTGTTTATCAACCAGACATAAATAGTCTTAAATCAGCTATAGAAAGTGGTAAAGAAGATCAACTATTAAGTTTATTCCCAACAATGGGGGATTATCAAAAGAGAACATTGTTGTATTTATTTGGAGTAGATTACAGTGAAACCAATTAAATTTGGTAGAAATATAACGCCAAGATATACACCTTCAGTAGATCCAAAACCAGAACCTACTACAGATGAAATTTTAGGAACTTTAAAAAGAGGTTTCTTAGATAGATCAGTTGTTGGTGCTATTAATAATATTCAAAAAGAAATATTTCAATATCAAGCTATGGATGAAGAAGGATATAATCCATATACAGATCCACAAGTACCACCTCATTTAAGATTTTTAGTACCAAAAATATTACATACAAGTGGCAGTGCAGAAGAAACTGCTATTAAATTAGCAGAGTATGAGCAATATCAAGATGATTTACAAAACCCATTATTTAATGCAACTAGTTTAATGTCAGAAATTTTATTAGATCCTGTTGGTGTAATGACTATGACTCCAGGAGTAAGTGCCTTGTTTAAAGGTAAAAAGGCAATATCAAGAATAACTAAAGGTTTAGCTGGTGAAGAAGTAATTAAACAAATAGGTGATGAAGATAGATCATTACAAGATGCAGCTGTAGTTATTGGTGGTGCATATGTAATTAACAGAATAGGAAACAAGTTTCAAAAGTATGACAAGTTTGATTCAAGACGTAGTGGTACTACAAAACAAAAGTTAAAAGAATGGGATGAAGCTACTAAAACAGAAACAGGTGTTAGTACCAATCCATATAGAAGAAAAAACAAAATAGTAGAATCAAGTATTAAGCCTACTAAAAAGAAAGTAAAATTTGATGCAAAGGTAAAAACA